GCTATTGAAAAGCGCCAAGGTATCCAGCAAGGCAAGCGTTCCAGAGTTCCCGCGCCTGCGCCTTGCCGCCAGCGTTGCAGCCGCTAACGGTTTCCACGTTCTGCCGTCCGGGTCTCTCTGCGCCCTGAACCGTTCCCTAGTCTCTTTAACGAGCATACGCCCGATTTCCTGTTGTGCTGGCTTGAGCTTCTTGGCTCGGTTGGATATTCCGCCCAGGACTTTGTTGATTTCGTCGATTTCGTTAACGCTCATAACCCACCAAATAGCTTACTGATCGCGTTGCCGATCTTCGCGGGGACCGACAGCAACCCAAGGGTTAGCTTATCAAGCAACTTGAGTTCATACCCTTCTCTAGTGTCCGGCCTTGTGCCGAATCCCTCTGGTGCAGCAACAGTAGGCTTAGGCGCAAATAACCCGGTATTGCTGCCTGAACGTCGCCTTGCTTCGTCCCAAGTCATCTGAATAAGCGTTGATCTACAGTTACTAACCAGATAATGGGGGGAACTTCTGCCGCCATTGCATGTTATAATAACTCCTGCTTTTGTGTGGAGGTCGTAAACATGTCCAGAAAAATCGAATCTGCGAAGAGAGACGATACTATCAGGCTCTATCAGTCCGGGATGGATGTTGCTGATATTGCGAAAAAGGTCGGGATTGGTGTTAGCAGTGCCTACAGGTACATCAATAATTCTGGGATCACTCGGCGTTCCCGCGACGAAAGCATTAAGAGGCGCGCCGACAAAATGAGAGGGGTCCCTCGACCCGATCTCATGCGCAAAATCCCAAGCGAGGCCATCACCCTGTATCAGTCCGGGGTTCCTATGAAGCAAATCTGCAAGAAACTTAACGTGTGCGGAAAAAGGCTCGCTAGATTCTTTAGAGAGTCCGGGGTCGTCATTAATGGAGAACGAACCAGAATAAAACATCTTGGCCCAAACAATAGAAGCGAGAACTGCAAAGTAACTCGCCCTTGGGCTTACTCTACCAAAGACTCCCATGCTAAGCGGGCGGTAGCTAGGCAATTCTCTCGCAGCCTGACCGGCCAGGGTGAACAAGAGGTCCTGCTTTTGCTCAAAGATATGGGTCTTGTATGCTCGCATCAAAGAGCGGTCGGCAGTTACAACATCGACATCTCCCTGGATGAATACCTCATCGCCGTGGAGGTTCAGCGAGGCTCTTGGAGCGGTAGCACATCCGCCGACCCTAAGCGCCTCGAATACCTCTTCAATCTTGGGTGGAAGATTATCTTTGTTATGATTAGCCGACATGGGGCCGCCGCTGACTATCCCGTTATAGCTAATAAGATTCATTCCTTCTGTAAGGTCGCCAGCATGGACCCATCCGTTGCCGGTCAGTACGGGGTGTTGAGCCGTAACGGAAACCCTGTTACCAGACTTCCCGGTTATTTCGACCGCTGGGCCAGAATAGCGGGCTTTTAACGCTGAATATACTTTCCCCGAAACCCTGTTCCCAGGAAGTATTGAATTGAAGTGCATAGCCGGGGAGTTGTTTTCCCAGAACGGATCATCAATGCGCCTGATCGTTCCGTGCAGCGCTTTGCATATCTCGGTAGTGCGGTTGTCATTGATCGCGGAGAACATCAGGAACGGTTTCTTTCCCTTGTCCTCGGCGAACGCTTGCCATCGACCGGCATTGTAGGATTGCTGCAACGATGTCTGAAATATCGTCCGTTTGACCCCCTTCGGCAATTCCTGCGGTGTGATCTCTCCATCGGCTACGGCTTTTTTCCAGTCGGCGAAGGATTGACCAGACTGCACAGCCTTCGATAACTCGGTTTGCACCTGCTTGGATAGGTTGAGCTTCGACGTTGCGGCGATGATTTGCGCTTGCTCCGTGGCTTTCTTCTGAATCGTTTCCTTTACCGCATCGGGAACCGGCACGCCCTGGCGTTCTGCCCAATCCAGAGCATCATCAAGCGATGTGACTTTGACCCGCAAGGCCATTAGTGCTTGCCCTGGTTGGCCGCCACGTATCCAAGCACCTGCATTACCGCTATAGAGCGTTCCAGCAATTCCTTAAACCGTTCGTCTCCCGACTCTATGACTTCGGATAGGCGTGTATATAGGTCCTCTTCGCTTGTCGCTTTAGTGATCGCCTCACGCACTGCCGTGGAGTCCAGAGGATCAGGCGCACGACGCTCGGTCTGGTCTATTGCTCGCTCCACCGCATCCTGGGCCTCTGTGAAGCGATGGACACCTAACGGCCGTTCGTCAAATGAGAATCCAAAGCCGGGTGCGCTCTGTTGGCCGGGGTCAACAATGGTAAATTGATCTTCGTCAATTCCATATTGATCGCTGATATATTCCGGCGTGAAGCGTACACCAATCGCGTACAGCTTGCCGTCCCTGTCGGCCTTCTCAGCGCTTAACCCCTTGCCGTCACCCATGATCAGCTTAGGCGATTCGCCAGCCGGGAAGTTTAGCCCGACAAGGGTGTCGATCATGCGTTGAACAGTGGGAACGATCAGAGCCACGTCAGTATTTTTGCGGTCCTTCCTAACCTCATCGTCAGTCTTTTGTGCTGCAAATGATCCGCTTGCTTGGTCACCAACTGCTGATCGTCCGAGTATGGCTTTTTGAATGTTGCGGTTCATCGCCGCCTCAAACAGGTGATAGGCATCGCCGGCCGAGGGGGGATAGATGCCTTTAATATCCTCTTCTCTGCCTACCGCAATAACTGCCGATTGCATGGCCGTATTAAGCGCTGTTGCTGCGGCCTCGGTATCCTCAAAACCAGTGCCCACTGTCAGGCCTCCGGCGATGCGCTCAATCCATCGCGCCCAAAAGCGGTATCCATGATTTCTGAAGAACCAAGGCCAATACGCCCGCGACAGCACGGCCTCGCCCATCGGGTTATCATATGATGGCTGGCGAACGGCGAAGAATAACTTACTGTCGATGTAGCGAGGATCAACCGGCACCCAGCCCTGACCGCCCATAAAGTACCATGATCCATCGCGGGCAGGCTTAAACGCTCGAACCGGTCTATCGGTGATCTTGCCCCACTCGTATAAACCAGACATCGGCTTAGCATAGGCGACATGCGTAATGCTGTAGCCGTACAAGACCGCTCTCCATACATTGTTAACGACCGTGTCAAAGTGCTTGTTTAGCTGTTCGTTGCAGAACTCGGCCACGGTTCCTTCGTTCGGCTCCAACCGCCACGGTACTGACTTGACAGCCGATAGCCGGGTTTCGATGTGCGCCGATACCTCGTTGTCAAAGGTCAAAGCAACCAGGTCAGACCGACTCAGCCCAGCCTTACTCAATACTTCATCGGGATCACTCAGCGACAGCAAGGCAGAAGAGAAAAGCTCAAGCGTTGCTATTTCTGCTCTTAAGTCGGCGTCTTTCAGTTTCATGTCATTCTCCGCTTACAATGCGCTCAAGTTCTGCCCTTGTGATCACAAGCCGCCCCAACACCTTGCGCCCGCTGATCTTGCCGGTTTCCAGGTTGCGATAAATATAAGCCCTGACTGCTGGCTCGTTTCTTTCGATGCCAAGTTTGTCGATCGCATCCATTAAGTATGTTACCGCCTCAGACACATAATAGTTATCTTTTTGGGGGACTCTTTTTTTAGGCTGCTCTTGCATGTTTCTTCTTCGCATTATTAAAACTCCGTTCTACCGGCAACGGCGATAGATGATTTTTTAGATGCTTTGCTGGAAATCCAGTTAAGCGCCTGGGATGCACTGTCCACTTGATCGTCGTTCTTGCCGCTGGGAAACGATAGTAGTTCAGCTTCATACTCACCTAGCCATTGCGCATGCTGGGGATGATATACGTTGCCGCTTTCGTATTCGACGCTTGCTTCATCAGCGCGTGTTTCCTTGCTCTTACTCGACATGCCTTTAAGTGACTTTGAGCCGATAACCGACACGCCAGAGTCAGCGCTGAATTCCCTTACCAAATCTTGATGCAGAACGACGCCGGTGTTCTTCTGCTCGATAATCACGACCACCTTACCCTTATACTTCCATGCTTTCGCCTGCTCTATCGCCTTACGCTTGAGCGCCGGGTATAGCAGTTGCTTTCGGAATACATCCAAAAGCAGTATGCCTCGCTCTGTTTCGCCCCATGTCGTGCATACCGAGTAATCAGAGTCTGATTTGTCAGATTCGGCAGTGTCCCAGCTTTGAACGATCCGCTTAACCTGTATTGACTGCGGCTCGGATCGATAGTAACGGAACCATTCATCTAGGAATACCGCGCCCTCTGCCGGTGTTGGATGACCTTGGTAAAGCGATGCAAAGGCCCGACTCCGTTTCCTGCGTATCTCTTCCAGGTGTTCAGCAGGGAACCTGGCCGGGCATAACGCTTCACCGACTTCGCGCCCTAGTGGGTCATTGGCCTCGGCGAGGGCGGGCAGATTCAAGAACGTCCACGACCCTGAGTCCTCTCGTTGCAGTCTGCCGGGCAGATCGTCATCGTGCCATCGGGTCTGCACCACAACCACCTTACCGCCAGGCTCTAGTCGAGTCTCAAGGTCGTCGTTATACCAATT